AAGATGGAAACTTTAACACAATGGCAAGTATGGGTAAGTAAGGATAGCCAACCTATTATAATAAGCGTACCCTTTAAAAATGTTAACGATGCACAGGAATTTATTTGGGAACAAATAGGTAAAAGACCTGCATCAATGTCTAAACTATAAATAGACAAAACATTAATTGCCTCCCATAGAAATATGGGGGGTTTTTTAGGTAAAAAATAATAGATATGAAGGAATCAATAAGACAAGAGTTAACGCAATATGTAGTTGACTTATACACAGACAAAGTTTTAACAGAAGATAACCGAGAAGATTGGCATCACTTAGCATTTAATGAAGATTACTATTTAATTGGATATTACAATTGTTCAGAGTGGCTAAAAAAACACAACCTTGATACATACGAAGCGATAGCAATTTGCCAAGATTACGAAATTGAAAGGTTTGGAGAATTTCAAACGAGATACGATAATGCTGAAACAACCGTAAATATGTTAGCATACATTTATGGCGAAGAAATAGTTAACGAGTTAATGTCTTGGTCAGATTCAATAGACGAATATGTAACTTCTAATTTTTAATAAAATGGACTATTCAAAAATTATTAACATAAAAGTAGATGGAATTGACTTTAATGATTACCCTGATTTTTGCGACGCATTTATAGCAAGTGCAGACTATGACGGTAAACCTATGACAGACGAACAATTAGATGAACTAAATGAAGATACAGACTTTGTTTATGAATGTGTTCAAAATTATCTGTTTTAAAGTGCCTAACGGATCGTATATGAGTAGTGCGGTTTTATAACTAAAAAATAATAAATATGAATGTTTCATTTAAAAGTAATGACCCAACAGAAATAAAAAGATTAGCAAAAGCCAATGATATGGCTTATTGCTTATGGGAAATAGCTAACAATGGTTGGAGGGAATTTAAAGATACTGACATTGACTATCAGAGGGTATGGGATGTAATTCACGATATTATGGTAGACAATAATATTAATATCGAAGATTTAGTTGACTAATGCGAGGAACGAACTAAAATAAACAATTATGAATTTAAGAATATTAATATATTTAAACCCAAGCAACATAAATAAAGTAACTCATAAATTTAATTTAAACGCTGATAGTGGTTTTATTATGGTTACAAAAGGCATTGATGCTTTAAATAAAATAAGCAATAATCATTACTACATACTTGTACCAACAAACGATTTTGAATGGAAAGTACCTAAAAATGTAACTACTATTAAATATCCTTATATGAATGATGCTTTGAATAATCGTTATCATTTTGATAGTTTATTTTTAAGTAATATTTTTAATACTTATAGACATGATATTGATTTATGTTGGACAATGCTTCCAGAAAATGTTGCAAACTTAAAAGCATTTTTCTCTAAAAGGCGAGAAGAAATACCTGTTTTTTGTTATTCAAATTGGTTACAAAACTCTAATTCCAACTATGAACCAAGTTATAAATGGAGAACAGTTGAAGGTGCAATAGATTGTGATGCTTTTGGTTATCAAAGCAATCATATGTTATCGTATATGAAAGATAATACGTTTAAAGGCATTGATATTGATTATTCTAAATTTCACAGAATAACACCTAAAACTGATTTAATTGATATTTCTGATAGTGTTATTAATGAGAAAATTGTATTTAATCACAGAATCAGCTTGGATAGTTATTTTAACGATATGTTAGAAATAATAAAGGATGATTTAAAAATTCCTTTATGGGTTACAAACATTAATAATTCTGTTAAGATTAAACATGATTTGGTATATTATAATAACATTAAAAATAGAGATGATTATTTTAATGAACTTAAAAAAGTTAGATTTGGAGTTTCATATCATATAGGTTATAGTATGTGGAGCATGAGTGTTATTGATTTAATGATATGTGGTAAAGTCGTTTTAGTACCAAGATTAAACGCATTTGTAGAAATGTTTGGAGAAGATTATAAATACTTTTTTGATGATAAGAAAGATTTTTTAGAAAAGTTTAACTCTTTGCAAAATGTTAATGAAGGCGAGCTTTTACTTTGGGGTGCTTACAATCGTGAAAGAGCAGAAAAATTATTTACTTGGAAAGTATTGGCTAAACAATTAAATAAAATATTCTTAAATATCATAACAAAAAAGACTACAAAAAAAACGATAAGTGTTTTAGATGTTATAAATAAAAGAGGTAAAATATCTAAGCAAGAGTTAATAAATTTAAACTTAACTGATTATGGTAGAATGTGCAGTAGAGCGTGGAATAAGACAAGAATTGAATTAATGAGAGATTATGGTGTGAAGGATGATACATCAAAAACTGAAACTATTTTTTATTCATCAAATACAGAAATAACAAAAGATACTCTTTTTTAAGTATGATTAAGCACGCATGAGTAAAGTTAAAATTCATAGAGTATGCATTGATTCACTTTTAGGAACAATCGGAATTGAAAGGTTTGAATTAGTAATTAAATTATAATAATATGAATAAACAAGTAGCAATACAATTAAAAGGTTTTACAGATGAAGTTTGTGAAAGGTATTCTAATAAAAATAGAGCCAACAATTTTAACAATGAAACTTTTAAAGTTCAAGAAATAATTCCTACAAGTGACCATACTGCAACAGTTATTTATGAAAAAAATACAGGTAAAAGAGCAGCTTTTTTCTTTTATTATATTCCTGCTTTTAAAAAATGGAATTATTATGTCCCAACAGATTCACATATAAATGGAATGAGCGCATTTGCAAACCAAAAGATTGAAGTTGAAAGACACAATTACAAGCACAATTTTTAAATAGTATATTTGCAAAAATACAAAAATGAAAATAAGGAAGTTATTATATCCGAGTGAAGCTGCAGAGTTGAATTTTGATGTAAAGCCAAATGAGCCATTTAGAAACCAAGCTAAGTATTACTTAACGCAAGAAGATTACGATGCTGTTCTTTCAAGAAGACAAACACCTAAAAAGAGAACCTTTGTAAATACGCAAAATAAGATTGATAAAAATGGCAATGTAATTTCATCCGTTGAAAAGCTGCAATCAGAACCAATAGACATTCCTGAAAACTTTGAAGTCATAAAAATATCTACTTCCAAGACCACAGGGCAACAATGGATTCAATACGCAGCAAAGCAGGAGAAAGAAGAAATAAAAGACTTTGATTTTGAAGGAATAGTTAAGAAGCACATTAAAAGATTGGATAGGTTAGCTGTTCCAATTATTGATAAAGCAGCAGACTTTGATAGGCTTATAATAACAGATGTACATATTGGAATGGAAACTAACAAGTACGACAATTCAATGTATGCAGTAAAATGGAACAAAGAAGAGGTTCTGAAGGATTGCGCAAGGATAGCAGAGGCAACCATAAAAGAAAGACAATCTAACTTCATAGTTGTTGACGATTATGGAGATTTGATGGATGGCTTTGATGGAAAGACTACAAGAGGCGGTCACGAATTACCTCAGAATATGACCAACGAAGAAGCATTTGATACTGCTGTTGAGTTTAAGATTAAACTTATTGAACCACTTTTAAACCATTATAGCAGGATTGAAGTTAACAACATCTGCAACGATAACCATTCAGGAGCGTTTGGCTATTTTGTAAACAAGACAATGAAGCAGATTCTTGAGCTAAAATATGACAACGTTAAGGTTACGAATCATAGGAAGTTCATCAATCACTATTTCATAGGCAATATTTGCTTTGTGATCAGTCATGGAAAGGATGACAAAAGTTTAAAGTTTGGATTCAAGCCGCAACTTAAACCTGATTCAATTGAGAAGATTGACCAATATTGCAAGAACAATAACATTTACAAAACTGCTGAACTTGTTATTTTCTGCAAAGGAGATAGTCATCAAGCTTTATTTGATATGTGTAGTTCAGATGATTTTTATTATTTTAATTACCCTGCACTATCTCCAAGTAGCCAATGGGTGCAGAACAACTTTAAAAAAGGCAGGAGAGGGTTCTTTTTGGAATCTTACAAAGACCTTGACATATATTTAAAACCTAAATTTATAAGATGAAAGACGATATTAAAACTTGGATTCAATACTTGGACAAGTTAAAAACAAGGAAAGAAATTTACTTTAAGTACTTTGAAAGTCCTGTAATAGTAGCAGTAAAAGACAAAGAAGATGGAGTTGATTACCTTGAAAAATTTTACCAAAAAGAAATGGAAAGGCTTAATAGCTTTAGAGCAGATTTAGATAGGTTTAAGAATGAAATGTAAGAATTGCAAAGAAGTATTTGAACCGAAATGGTTTAATTGGAAGTTTTGTGATAAAGACCTTTGCCATAATTTAGGTGTTAAGGAACTTGTAAAAAAGGAAAGGGAAAAGAAAGCCAAGCAGGAACGCAAGGAAACGAAGAAAGCGAAGGAAGCACTATTGACCCATAGGGATTACCTAAAGCTATTTCAGACAGTATTCAATACCTACATTCGTGAAAGAGATAAAGACCTTCCTTGTATATCCTGCGGAAAGAATAATGAGAAACAATTTCACGCAGGGCATTATCGGTCAGTTGGAAGTTGTCCTGAATTAAGATTTGAGGAATTAAATGTATGGAGGCAATGTGCAACTTGCAACACTTACCTGCACGGAAACCTGATTGAATACCGAAAAGAGTTGATTAATCGCATAGGGGTTGAGAAGGTAGAATGGCTTGAAGGATACCAACCAAGCAATAAAATGCTGATACCTGAAATAAAAGAAAAGATTAAAGAATATAAAGCAAAGATAAACAGTTTAAAATAGTATATTTGTACGATGGAAAAAGAAAAGAAAGCACAACCAAATGTTGTATTAACGATGCCTGAGGCTGAAAAGAAAATAGCAAGGCAACGAAGTATTGAAATCTATGACGATTATCGAAGTCTATCAAAGTACATTCGTGACTTGATAGCTTATGACGCTAAACACAAAATTCTGTAAATTTGCATAATGGTAGACCACGATGTTCTCTTTGATTTATATCTTGAAAACACTATCTACTTTTATAACGATAAAGACGAAGAAATAGGATGCTTAGTAATATTGCACATCAGCCAACAGAATTGACAGAAGAAGAATCAGAATATACATTTATCTATTGGAATTAATGTGGATTTTAAACGTCATAATAATTGCAGCAATAGTTTTTTTTGTTGCACTTGCAGGTTTTGTAATTACTCTGATGATTATTTACAACTCTTACGGAGGCAAACCTGATGACAAATTAACACAGGAGCAGATTGATGAAATTTTAAAAAGAACATAATGGAGAAGGTAAAAATATCAGTTATAAAATCAAACCCTAACAACCCTCGTTTGATTAAAAGCCAAAAGTTTGAAAAGTTAGTTAACTCAATAAAGCAGTTTCCTGAGATGCTTGAACTAAGACCAATCGTAGTAAATAACGATATGGTTGTGCTTGGTGGTAATATGAGATTGAAGGCTTGTAAGGAAGCAGGACTTAAAGAAGTGCCAATAATCAAAGCAAGTGAATTAACTCCTGAGCAGGAAAAGGAATTTATTGTTAAGGATAATGTCGGATTTGGGGAATGGGATTGGGATATATTAGCCAATGAATGGGATTCTGAATTACTAAATGAATGGGCGATGGATGTACCTTATACGGATGACGATGTTGAGGAAATGAATAATCCAATGAATGAGCAAAGTGAAAAACCTTTTGCCACAGAATTAGATACTCAAAGTAATTATATTATATTAAAATTTGATACAGATATAGATTGGATTCAAGCTAAAACTATATTTGGATTAAAAACAGAAACTGCAAGAAGATCAAATGGTAAAGCTTGGAGTCAAGGAATAGGAAGAGTAATAAATGGAACAAAAGCAATAAAAAATATACAAAATGAAGGTTAAATTTTTTGCACCATCTTATAAAAGATCACAGAAGAGCATAACACAGATAAATTATCCTAACGTTAAGATAGTAGTTAGAGAAAGCGAAGCAGAGGAATATATAAAAAATGGAAATGACATAGTTGTTTGTCCTGATTCTGCTCAGGGAAATCTATGTAGAGTTAGGAATTGGATATTAGATAATTTATGTGATGATGCTGATTGCATTGTTATTGTAGACGATGATTGTTCATATATTGGACGATGGGAAGAGCAATCACAAATCAAATTTAATATGAATGATTTGGAGGAATTTTGTGAAAACATAGCCAATATAACAAAGGAAATTGGATTTCACTTTTGGGGATTAAATTGCGTAACAGATAAGGGAGCATACAGAGAGTACACACCATTTGGTACTTTACAATACATAGGAGGACCTTTTCAAGCACATTTAAAAAGTAGCAAAGTTAGATATGATGAAGAATTACCATTAAAGGAGGATTACGATATTACATTACAACATATACATAAATATGGGGGATGTTTAAGAGTAAACTTTGCTCACTACAATGTAAAACAAGCCGAACAAGAAGGAGGTTGCGCAACATATAGGAATTTAGATAAAGAGAAACAACAGTTCTTTGCGTTACAAAAAAAATGGGGAAAGGATGTAATAAAAAGAGATAAACAAAGTAAAAGAAGTTTTGATTTTAATCCGATTATGAAAACACCAATTAAAGGAGTATAAATGGACAAAAATGGACACATAAAAAAGAATGCAGTAATTCAAGCACTTGAAAAGAGTTTAGGAGTTGTAACAACTGCTTGCAAACAAGTTGGATTAGGAAGATCTACATTTTATGAATGGTTAGAAAAAGATCCTGAATTTGCTAAAAAAGTAACAGACTTACAGAATGTGGTATTAGATTTTGCAGAAAGTCAACTACATAAACAAATATCTGATGGAAATACTTCAGCTACTATTTTCTATTTAAAGACCAAAGGCAAGAAAAGAGGATATATTGAAAGAATAGAAACTGAAAACACTAACAAGAATCTTGATTTGTCCAACTTAACTGACGAAGAACTTGAAGAGCGATTAAAGCAGGCTAAAAGGGTAACGAATGGCTAACCTTGAAGAAGTAATAATTGAGGAAGAGATAGCAAGAAGAAAAGCGAGAACCAACTTAAAAGATTACACAAGCTATACTACAACGAATTTTGATTGGCAACCTTACCACAAAGTTTACTATGAAATTTTAGACAGGTTCGCAAAGGGTAAGATTAAGAAGTTGATGGTATCAATGCCGCCACAACACGGAAAATCGGAAGGTAGCACAAGGCGGTTACCTTCTTTTATGTTTGGTTTGAATCCTAATTTAAGACTTGCAGTAACATCTTACAACGCAACAATAGCAAGAAAATTTAACAGGGATAACCAAAGAATAATTGACACACCTGAATATGCTGCCTTATTTCCTGAAACCAAATTAAATTCAAGTAATGTCGTAACTGTGGCAAGTTCATTTTTAAGGAACTCAGAAGAATTTGAGATAGTTGGACACAAGGGAATGTTGAAAGCAGTTGGAAGAGGTGGAGCATTAACTTCTATAACTTTGGATTGCGTCATAATGGATGACCTTTACAAAGATTATCAAGAAGGTTCTTCTCCTGTAATTCGTGAATCTGCTTGGGATTGGTATACGTCAGTAGTTAAGACAAGGCTGCACAATGATAGTCAACAGTTAATTGTATTTACAAGGTGGCATGAAGAAGATGTAATTGGAAGAATTGAGGAAAACGAAAAGGTAAACGTAATTACTTCCTTAGATGACTTGGATTCATTCAACCCTAATGAATGGATGAAACTAAACTTTGAAGCCATTAAAACAAGCGAAAAGACTTCTATTGACCAAAGAGCAGTTGGAGAATCACTTTGGGAAAACAGACATTCAATTGAAAAGCTAACAGAAGAAAGAAGGATAGACCCTAACAAATTTGAATGTTTGCATCAGGGTAACCCAACTTCAAAGGAAGGATTGCTTTATTCAGGAGAATGGCGAACCTATGACCACATTCCTGAGAACGTAACCAAGAAAGGAAACTACACCGACACTGCTGATGCAGGTAACGATTACCTTTGTTCTATTTGCTACGATAGGGTTGGCGATGACATTTACATAACCGACATCCTTTACACAATGGATTCAATGGAAGCAACTGAGGTAATGTTGCCAAAAATGCTGAATGATAATGGAACAAAACAAGCAGACTTTGAAAGTAACAACGGTGGAAGATACTTTGCGATTAACGTACAAAAGAACACCAAAGCTGCAATCAATAGCTTTCATCAGTCAATGAACAAAGAAGCAAGGATTGTATCCAACTCAGCACAAGTCCAAAGGCATATTCTATTTCCAAAGGATTGGCATAACCGTTGGGGGATGTTTTGGAAGCACCTGACAGGCTTTAAAAAGAACTTCAGGGCAAATGCTCACGATGATGCAGCAGATGTGCTTACAGGCATAATTGAAAAGAATATAGTATTTAAAAATCCAACACAACCTAAATATGAAAATACACATACCAAGTTCCTCAAGGGAGATTCCACAGGCTTTAATGCAGCAACTTGGAACGCAGAGCGAAACGGAGCAGGTAGCGACTTTTTTTAAGCACCTACAAATAACGAAGGAACGATTTACTGAAGAAGATGCTTTGGCAGTATTGCTGACATTTTATGCTTATATCGGGAACGAGGACATAGGCGAAGCACCTGCAAAGATAACTTACAACGGAACTGATTACTTTGCTCCTGATGATTTACTTGACATTCCATTAAAATTCTTGATTGAGTTGGTTAACATAGATGTGAACTATGATACCAATGAATTTCTTTATGCAATTACTGCTTTAATTTACAGAAGGGATTGGACAAAACAGTTTAGCAAAAAAGAATATTTAGAAATGCAACCTGTTTTTTACGACGCACCTTTCATATTTTCGTTATGGAGTACGAAACTCTTTAATCAAATTATTGTAACTTTGCAAGAAAATTATCCAATACTTTACAAAGGAGAGCAAGGAGCAGAAGAAAGTGATGGAAGAAAGTTGTATGGATTGCTAAAAATATTAGCCAATGATGATGCAACCAAGATGGAGAAAGCTGAGCAAATGCCAATATGGAGAGCATT